TTGAAACAAAGAAGTGTTCGACCTCTTTTTCTGACTTTTGACGTGCAACTTTTTCAAACCAGAAACGGTCTTTTCTCTTGTAAAATGACTGTACACTTGCTCTAGTCTTTTTGTTGTACTTATGATAGTCGTAGTTAATTTTGGTAAAGTGGTTCTTTAGCGCAAGATAAGTTTTATAAGCGTCGTAGGGCATCATCGGATATTGATATTGAAAGCAAAAGTAATACGCTCTTTATTACTTTTTTGTTCCTCAACACAATGAAGCGTATTACTAGGGAAAATGATCATTGTACCATTATCACCATCATACTTTGTTCCCAGTTCTGGGAAAATTGTAGGATGTTTGTGATTTTTATGGTAGATCACACCAGACAGATGCCCTGCATGTCCATGAGGAGGGTTCTCATTGCCTTTATATGCAAAGTTTGCCCAAATATCATATCCATCAAAATGACCATCCCATTTACGAAGGAAGTAGTCTCTATGATTTCGACCAAAAATAGAAGCACATGCCCTAACGGTATATGCCAACCAATATGAGTTTTCAACTAGTTGAGCAGGAATACCACATTGGTAAGAATTATATTCATTTCCTCTTTCTGGGTCATATCCCACATTTTCATGAGCTTTCAAAAAACCAAGAGGATGGTTTTTGATCTTTTTACACTCTCTTTCCCATACATCTAGTTCACCTACAATTTGCTTAGGAAGTTCACAAACAAATACTGGTGCGTTTTCTGCAAGTTGGTCAATCTTTGTTTTTAGCGCCATGATAAAAAGGTAATCGCGTGAAAATTTTGCCGGGTTTTTTTCCGCCCAAAAATGGATTAAAAGACCAATTTTGCTCGGGAGGTTCTCTTAAGGAAGTTCAACTCCATTGCTTCATACTTAATCTTTTCTTTCAATGGTTTTGAAATTAGTTTTGGTACGGACTCAATATCAATACTATTCTTATCACAGAAGAACACGATGGCATCAATGTAATTCATATCCAAGTTATCACGAACAAGTTCTTCTATCTCTTGCGTAAACCTAGCAGGGCAAAAGAATTTGCTCTCCAATACCTTTTCTAGTTCATTTTCCATAGTTCCGAGTACTGTAATGTGCAAATTCTTATACCCAATATCTCATAATATTATAAAGAGGTTTTGTGTTGATGTCAAGAATATTGTTCGAGCTTATCATCCACAAACTTTTTGATGTACTGCGTGAGCAGTTTAATATACTTTGCTTTATCGTATTCTTCGTAGACTTCGACTTCTCCATTCTCACAAGACATAATGATCACGAACTTTTTAACTGCAATACCAGTCAGTTCATGAAGCATACACGCATATGCACAGCACTGAACAAAATAACCATCAATCCACTCTCGTGGTTTAGGTTCTTTTGAAGTCTTGAAGTCAATAATTGAAAGTTCTCCATCAAACTCAGCAATACAGTCAACTGTACCTGCAACACCTAAGTATTGACTGTAAAGAGAACCTTCCAATACATGAATATTATTTATACGGTTCAGAGCAGGTTTAGCAATCTTAAATAGATGCTCTGAAATGGGTTGTACCGTAGGCAGTTTTTCATTCTTCAGATAATACTCGGTAAGAGTATGCATATCTGTACCACGACTTGTTGCTCTGCGTGTGATGTTATTGGCTTTCTCTTCACCAACTTTCTTTCGCCAAGCAGCAAACTTTTCTTTATTAAAGTGAGAAGTGACTGAAGTAATAGAAACTAACTTCTTCAGTCCATCTTCTCCTGGAACTTTATAATAACGAACCCCGTCAATGGTTTCGCGATCCAGTGACGGGATATTCAAATCAATATGGTTAAACATCAAAGACCTAATTCATTTTTTGCAACGAGGTATTCTTTACAGAGACCTGAACGGACGATATCCTCAAGACCAAACTCAACAACATCAAACGATGGCATTGCTCTCAGGATTCTCATAAAGTCAGCGATACCATTCTTCTCATTCTGTTTAGTAAGGTCAGACTGAGTAGCATCACCACAGAACATAATCTTAGTGTTCTCACCTACACGGGTAATGATACTATCAAGTTCGTGGAAGTTCAAGTTTTGGAACTCATCAACCAGGATGATAGCATTGTCAAGTGTAGTACCACGAATGAATGATGTAGACCAGAAAGAAATAGTTCCTTGAGTCTTCAAGTTACCATAGAGCATTTCAAATGCACTGTCGTCTGGCATTTCAAACATATACTTCACCATATTCTTATATGGAATCTGGTAAAGGGAAGACTTGTCCTCATGGTCACCAGGCAGGAAACCTATCTCACGGGTCGCTACAAGGGACCTAACGATGTAGATCTTCTCATAGGGACTACGGTCGCTCAGAACGTCTTTGAGGGCGTTGTAGAGGGTGATAAAGGTCTTTCCTGTTCCTGCTGCACCATACGCAACTAAGTTTTGATCCAGTTTGTAGCAACGAAAAAGTTCTTCTTGGTTTTCAGTAAGAGGTTCAATCTTTTTGATATAATCAAGGTTGATTGGTTTCTTTCTTTTCATTTGTTTGTTACTCATCCCAAATGGTACTGGATTGTCTACTTTTTTACGTGGCATAAAATCAGGTAATAGGCTTTACGGTTGCTCCTGGCATTTTAGATGCTCTTGTTAGAACTTCATTCCAACCAGGTTTTTGCTTGACGAGTTTGTTAGCCCAATCCCCAACCTCTCCAACGTTCATCTGTGTCGGAAGAAGTGGTTTGAGATGTGGGTTCTCTTTTAAATATGGCTCTTTTTCTGCCATATACATCCACTTCTCAAATATCTCACCCGTTTCTGTGTTTTCAAATCTATATGTTGGCATAGTTTAAATGAGTGGTATGACAGTATTTATGAAACCCATTCGAGTGCAGTAGCAACAGCAGGGAACTGTTCACAAAAGATCTCTTTGGCAGAGTTTGCAATATCCATATGTTCTTTCTGAGTTCCATTAGCAGAACGAAGATCGATATAATGAATCCATGACCTTACAGAACCAGTCATGTACATTTTTGTGGGCACAGCAAGGGGGAGCACAAAACGAGCACACTCCTTTGCCACACCTCTACCAAGCATCTGTTCATACAGTGCCATAGAAGAGTCAAACAGAGTTTGCATTTGAAGTTCAAGGTTCTGAACATCAAATGGGTCCAGGTCATCAATAGAGTTCTGTCGGTTCTTGGTGTCTTGACGACGCAGTGCAGGCAGAGGAATCTTATCGAAACCTAGCAGAGATGAATCTGCATACCGTTGTGAAAATTCTTGATATGTAAATGAACGATGCCGGAGCACTTGAGCTGCGATACCTCTTGATGTATTAATTTCAAGGGTCATAAATGCTTGCTCAAAGATAGACCAGTGCTGATGCTTGATACAATACTTCAGAAGACCATCATACTTTTCGTTATCCTGGTTACTTGGATTGCTCACCCGCGCACAGTAAGCCATATGTTTCTCTGCATCAGGCGTCACAGAGATAAGTTTAGCGGTATTAATCATTCACATTCCTCTTGCTTGTTAAATTTCTTACGACACTTTTTGACTGCTTTCATTTCTTCTTTGATCATCTGATAGGCACACTCAGCAGGAATTCTACCACCAAGTTCCATAGCACAGATGACTTCAACTCTTGTGCCAAAATGTTTCAATGCTTCTTCAAAGCAGTTTAGTTCTTCATACATTAGTCTGGATACCCATCGTCATCGGAAAATACTTCATCATAGTCGGTGATAAGTGGTGCAATCTTATCATACTCTAAGTATGATTCTGTGTCGGAGTACACTTCACTTTTAAGACACTCGACTAGTGACTCTAAGTTTCTTACGATTAGTTTCAGTTTCTCTTTGTCCATGAAAGTAAACGCACACGAAATAATTATATACAAAAAAAGAGGGTCCGTCAAGACCCTCTCGTTCATTTATGAAGAAGAAGTAGTTCTCCGTATAGTAAAGATAGAAACGCCACACTCCCAAGGGATACGATCCCAGCGACTTGTAGTGCTTCCATGACTTCACTTAACGTAGGTTTTACCACGATAGCAGAAGGTGCCGTGAGACTCCTTAGACTCTACACAACGTGTGTCATACTCAACACCAC